GCACGGGCTATTGCACCAAACCGCTGACATCCAATCACAATTACAAACGTTCCAAAAAGAACTTGAAGAAGAATACGGAAAAGTATCTGTAAACATTCAAGATGGAACTTACGTAGCAATCCCGGACGAAGATGAATCTGATAAGAAAGATTAGTATCGGGAGAGACTATAAAAACGAAGCTATGCATTACTCCGTAGGTCAAGAGGTTTACGGCGGGCATACTATTTGTGATATAGTTGAAAAAGAAAGCAAATACAGTATTTATATTAAGAAAAACAACGAAGTATTGCCGTGGAAAGAGTTTAATAAAAACATGGCAGTGGCGGTTGAGTATAATTTAGAATATTAATGCGAAGCATTTTTAGTTTTATAGTAGAGCCAAAAAAAGAACGTTATAATAACAAAAAACAAATTGGTGATAGCGAACTAATATTAAATACAGAAATATCAGATCACAGGTATATTAGCAGAAATGCTATTGTGCTCGAAACACCACTTTCAGAAAAAACAGATATTAAAAAAGGTGACGAAGTAATTGTTCATCATAATGTTTTTCGCCGGTGGTACGATGTTCGCGGTAAAGAAAAGAATTCATCAAGTTATTTTGAAGAAGACAAATACTTTATAACGACTGACCAAATTTTTTTATATAAGCGTAAAAATAAATGGCACGCGCCTAAAGGGTTTTGTTTTGTAAAACCCTTAAAATCTAAAGATAAATTTGATACCAACAATGAACGGCCTTTAATAGGTGTTATAAAATATGCGGATAGAGCATTAGAAAAAAATGGCATTAAAGCAAAAACTTTGATTGGGTTTACACCGTCAAGTGAATACGAATTTATTGTAGAAAAAGAAAGAATGTATCGTGTGCCTACCAATTCAATTTCAATTAAATATGAATATCAAGGAGACGAAGTCGAGTATAATCCAAGCTGGCTACAAAGCAGTTGATGAGCTAATTAAAGTAGCTGAAGAAAAAATTATTACCAACACAGAAGATGATGTGTCCGCTGATAGATTAAAAAATGCAGCAGCTACTAAAAAGCTTGCAATATTTGATGCCTTTGAAATATTAAACCGTATACAAGAAGAAAAAGCGGTTTTAGAAAACAAACCACGTGAAGAAAAAAAAGAAGCGTTTAAAGGCTTTGCTGAAAAAAGAAGTAAGTAATGTATCAGCAAACGTTATATAAGGTTATAGAACCTATTAAAATAAACAAGCTAAGGCGCTTTAACAAAGCTAAGCGGTGGAAATACGGTTATAACAAAGAAGAAGATGTTGTTGTTATAAGTAAGACCGGTCAAATAGGTGAAGTATACGAAATACAAAACCTTAAAATAGCATTACCGCCAGCTCCAACTAAATTAGTTAAAGGCGAAAATAAATGGGTTAAAGCTCATTACCCAAAAGAGTTAAGTAAAATAAAAACCATATTTGATTGGAAGAATTATCCAGAAGAATTCCAAGAAACGTGGGAACCATACATAGATGAAGAATTCAGAAGACGCGAAGAGGGCCATTGGTTCTATAATAAAGGCGTGGCTACTTACATTACTGGTACTAACTATATGTACCTGCAGTGGACCAAGATTGATGTTGGGGCACCAGAGTTTAGGGAAGCAAACAGACTTTTCTTCATTTTCTGGGAAGCTTGCAAAGCAGACTCCAGATGTTATGGAATGTGCTATCTCAAAAATAGACGTTCAGGATTTTCGTTTATGGCATCAGCTGAAGCCGTTAACTGGGCTACAATATCAAGCGACGCACGGTTTGGAATATTGTCCAAATCTGGCGGGGATGCAAAAAAAATGTTTACAGATAAGGTTGTACCAATTTCAATAAACTATCCTTTTTTCTTTAAACCAATACAAGACGGTATGGACCGTCCGAAAACAGAATTAGCATATAGAGTTCCAGCGTCTAAGTTAACAAGGAAGTCAATACAATCAGGCCAGCAAAGAGAAGAGCTTGAAGGTCTTGATACGACTATTGACTGGAAAAACACAGGCGATAACAGTTATGACGGCGAAAAACTAAAGCTATTAGTGCACGATGAATCCGGTAAATGGGAAAAACCTGATAATATATTAAATAACTGGAGGGTTACTAAAACAACGTTAAGGCTAGGTAGCAGAGTTATAGGGAAGTGCATGATGGGCTCAACATCAAACGCATTAGATAAAGGTGGTGAAAATTTTAAAAAATTGTACAATGATTCAAACGTTAAAAAAAGAAACCGCAACGGACAGACTCGCTCAGGATTATATTCTTTGTTCATACCTATGGAATGGAATTACGAGGGATTCATTGATGCTTATGGACACTCTGTCTTTGATACGCCGAAAAAACCAATCGAAGGGCCGTACGGTGACGTTATAGACGTCGGAGTTATTGAGCATTGGAATAATGAGGTTGATGGTTTAAAAGGTGACCAGGACGGGTTAAACGAATATTATAGGCAGTTCCCTCGCACAGAAGAGCACGCGTTTAGAGACGAAACAAAAAATAGTATATTTAATTTAGCTCGTATATACGAACAAATAGATTATAATAACGATATTGAAAGCCTAGCTGGTGTTACAGTAGGAAGCTTTAACTGGGAAAACGGCATACAAGATAGCAAAGTTATTTTTAACCCAAACCCAAACGGAAGATTTAAAGTTAGTTGGGTGCCACCTGCAAACTTACAAAACCGTGTAATAGAAAAAAATGGCGTTAAGTATCCAGGTAACGAACATATGGGTGCATTTGGATGTGACTCATATGATATATCCGGAACAACCGATGGGCAAGGATCAAAGGGCGCATTGCACGGATTAACAAAATTTAGTATGGAAGATGCTCCAGCTAATATGTTTTTTTTAGAATATGTTGCGCGGCCCCAAACCGCTGAAATGTTTTTTGAAGACGTATTAATGGCTCTTGCTTTTTACGGAATGCCATTACTTGCTGAAAACAATAAACCTAGATTGTTATATTATTTAAGAAGAAGAGGGTACCGTGGTTTTTCAATGAACCGTCCCGATAAGGCTAGAAACAAACTGTCGGTTACAGAAAAAGAAATTGGAGGTATACCAAACTCCTCAGAAGACATTAGGCAAGCACACGCTGCCGCTATTGAATCTTATATTCAAAATTATGTTGGAATTGTAAAGGAAGGCGAATACGGTAATATGTATTTTAATAATACATTAAACGATTGGTCTAAATTTAACATTAATAAAAGAACAAAATATGATGCCGCAATAAGCTCCGGCCTCGCTATTATGGCTTGTAATAAAAATCTTTATAAGCCTAACCAAGAAAAGCAAAAATTAAAAGTTAACTTTAATATCGGAAGATATAGAAACGATGGTAGTACCTCGAAACTTATAAAAACCAATGGCTGAAGCAGTTAGTAAAAATTATTTCCCTAGTCAAGTTGCTAGTGATGAAGAAAAAATGAGTCTTGCCTATGGCGATGAAATTGCACGTGCAATAGAAAACGAATGGTTTAAAAGAGATTCTGCAACGAACAGGTATCATTTGAATCAACAAAATTTTCATAAGTTAAGACTATACGCGAGAGGTGAGCAATCTGTGCAAAAGTATAAAGATGAATTATCAATTAATGGTGATATGTCTTATCTTAACTTAGACTGGAAGCCTGTGCCAATTATACCTAAGTTTGTAGATATTGTAGTTAATGGTATTGCCGAAAGAGGCTATGACATAAAAGCGTATTCACAAGATCCATATGGCGTGTCAAAACGCACACAATATATGGAAGGTTTAATGATAGACATGAAGACTAAGGATTTGGCTGATTTTTCAGAACAAAACTTTGGGATTAAAATAGCTCAAACCGAAAAAGACAAGCTTCCGCAAGATGAAGAGGAGTTACAGCTGCACATGCAACTTACCTATAAGCAAGCTATTGAAATGGCAGAAGAGCAGGCTTTAAATGTTGTTTTTGAACAAAACAAATATGAGTTAACTAAAAAACGATTTTATTACGACCTAGCTGTTTTGGGTATTGGGGCTACGAAAACAACATTTTCAACAGCAGAGGGTATTAAAATAGAATATGTAGACCCTGCTAATTTAGTTTATTCTTATACGGATTCCCCATATTTTGATGATATATATTATGTGGGAGAATTAAAAACCGTACCTATAAATGAACTTAAAAAAGATTTTCCAAATCTTACACAAGAAGATTTAGAAAAAATAAGCGGTGCCGGAAGTTCTCAGTATAAAACTTATAATAAACAAAATACTGATAATAATAATTATGATGTAAACACAGTAGATGTATTATATTTTAATTATAAAACATATATAAACGAGGTTTATAAAATTAAAACAACAGCCTCTGGTGCAGAAAAAGTAATTCCAAAAAATGATTTATTTAATCCGCCTAATGATCCTAGATCTAAATTTTCTAAAATATCAAGAGCTGTAGAGGTTGTATTTGAGGGAGTTTATATATTGGGATCTCGCAAACTATTAAAATGGCAAATAGCCCCTAATATGTTGCGGGTTAAAAGCGACATGAATAAAGTTCGTATGAACTATTCCATTGTTGCTCCAAGAGTATATAATGGTCGCGTAGAATCTTTGGTTAGCAGAATAACTGGCTTTGCAGATATGATACAGCTTACGCATTTAAAAATACAACAAGTTATGGCACGAATGGTGCCGGACGGAGTGTACCTCGATGCTGATGGACTAGCTGAAATTGACTTAGGTAACGGAACAAATTATAACCCGCAGGAAGCATTAAATATGTTTTTTCAAACAGGTTCTGTAATTGGTAGATCTTTTACGTCAGATGGCGATTTAAACCCTGGTAAAATACCGATTCAACAAATTGCGTCAAATCCAGGTAGTAATAAAATTGCATCTTTAATTAGTACATACAACTATTATTTACAAATGATGCGTGATGCTACTGGCCTGAACGAAGCAAGAGATGGCAGCAACCCGGACAAAAATGCTTTAGTAGGCGTTCAAAAGTTGGCGGCTATGAATTCAAATACCGCCACAAGGCACATATTACAAAGCGGATTGTTTTTAACTGCTGAAACTGCAGAAAAAATATCTTTAAGAATATCTGATATTATTGAGTACTCACCTACGAAAGATGCTTTTATACAGCAAATTGGCGTACATAATGTAGCTACGCTTTCTGAATTAGATGAATTACATTTGTATGATTTTGGTATTTATATAAACTTAATGCCAGATGAAGAGGAAAAACAATTACTTGAAAACAATTTACAAGTAGCTTTATCCGCCGGATTAATTGATTTAGACGATGCAATCGATGTTAGAGAAATAAAAAATTTAAAGCTGGCTAATCAAATGCTTAAAATACGCAAGGGCAAAAAGCAATTAAAAGACCAGCAAATACAACAACAAAATATACAGGCACAATCTCAAGCAAATGCTCAAGCGCAGCAAGTAGCAGCTCAGGCAGAAGTTCAAAAGCAACAAGCGTTGGTCCAAAGCAAAATACAATTAGAACAGGTTAAGGCACAGCTTGACACTAATAAATTAACGCAGGAGGCTCAGCTTAAAAAAGAGCTAATGAATCTTGAGTTTCAAATGAATATGCAGCTTAAAAGCAATGACACCGATTTAAAGAAAAAAGAATTAACTGAAAAAGAAGATCGAAAAGATGATAGAACGAGGCTAGTAGCTTCGCAACAATCAGAATTGATTGATCAAAGAAAAAACAATTTACCGCCAAAAAACTTCGAATCCTCTGGAAACGATATAATTAGTGGTAATTTTAACTTAGGTTCTTTTGAACCCAAGTAATTTTATAGTGTATAATTATATAATATTTTATTATGGCTGAAAACATAGAAGCAAAAATAGTTGACGGCGAAGCCTCAACATCTCAAGAAAAAGAAAAAGCGGTATTAGAAAATGCCGGTATAAATGTAACCGAGGAAACCGGCATTCACAAGATAGATCTTAGTATGCCCCCTCCCACAAAAGAAGAACCACAAGAAAATGCCGTTCAAGAGCAAAGCACAGATGAGGTTCCTGTTCGCAACGAACCCGAAGCTAGCCAAGAAGTGGCAGAAGAAGTACGGAGTGCGGAAGAACCTTCCCAAGAAAGTGAAGAAGAAGAAGTAATTTTACAAGAAATTACAGAAGAGGAAATTACAGAAGGGGAAATTACAGAAGAGTCGGAACCCGCCCCTACTGCAGAAGAAGTTATAGAAGCAGTAGAAGAATCACAAGAAACAGGGATTGAACTTCCTGAAAATATTCAAAAAGTTGTTGACTTTATAAACGACACAGGTGGAACGCTCGAAGATTATGTAAGTTTAAATAAAGATTATTCTAATGTAGATGATCAAAACTTACTTAAAGAGTATTACCAAAAAACTAAGCCTCATCTTTCAACAGATGAAATTGATTTTTTAATTGAAGATAAATTTTCATTTGACGAAGAAATTGACGAGGAAAGAGACATAAAGCGTAAAAAGCTTGCATTTAAAGAAGAATTAGCTGGTGCTAAAAATCATTTAGATGGTCTTAAAACAAAATACTATGAAGAAATCAAAGCTGGATCTAAGTTAACGCCTGATCAAAAGAATGCTATAGATTTTTTCAATAGATATAACAAAGAAACCGAAGAAGTAACAAAAGTAGCTGAAAAACAAAAAACTATATTTAAAGAAAAAACTGTAAATGTTTTTAACGATCAATTCAAAGGTTTTGAATATAATGTCGGTGATAAAAAATATAGATTTAATGTTAAAAATGCAAATGAAGTAAAAGAAACCCAAAGTGACATTAACAATTTTGTCAAGAAGTTCTTGAATGAAAATAATGAAATGTCAGATGCTAAAGGCTATCACAAATCTTTATTTACAGCTATGAATGCGGATTCTATTGCAAACCACTTTTATCAACAGGGTAAAACCGATGCGTTGAAAGAAAGTATGGGCAAAGCAAAAAACATTAAGATGGATCCGAGAGGGGTTTATAATCAAGCTAGTGTTAAAAGCGGCGTTCAAGCAAAAGTTTTAGGCGATTCAACTTCTTCAATTAAATTGAAACTTAAAAATTATTAAAAAATAAAACATGGCAACTAATGTAAGTTTTACCGGCCCAGCAGCGGCCGGTGCGGTTAGCCCAAGCGCAACACAAATGACGCTTGCTTCTAACTATTTAAATTTTCACACAGGTGGAGTAAACTGGGCACAACAGTATCTTCCTGAATTATACGAACAAGAAGTGGAGCGTTACGGAAACAGAACGATTTCTTCTTTCTTGAGAATGGTAGGTGCGGAAATGCCTATGGCTTCTGATCAAGTTATTTGGTCTGAGCAAGGTAGATTGCACTTGGCATATAACGGTCAAATTAATCCTGTAACGGGTGCTGTTGATACAATTACTGGTATTGACTCTGGCGCTACTGAAGCACATGCAATCCGTAAAGGGGCGACTGTTGTAGCAACTGTAAACAATATAGTATTCAAAGCCCTAGTAACAGCGGGTTCTGAAGCATCTACAAGCACATTAACACTTAAGCCTTACGGCGCTGAAAATGTTGATGACCTAGCCGGTATTGCAACAACTGACAATCAAGTTATTAAATTCTTTGTATATGGTTCTGAATTTGACAAAGGAACTGATACAATGGGTGAATCTATTCAGCCGGAATTTAAATCTTTTACTGCTAGCCCAATTATTATCAAAGACCACTTTGAAATAAACGGCTCAGACGTATCTCAGATTGGTTGGATTGAAGTGTCGGGAGAAGCTGGACAATCAGGATATTTATGGTATATGAAAGCTGAAGGCGATACTCGCACTCGTTTTGAAGATTACCTAGAAATGTCTATGGTTGAAGCAGAAAAAGCGGCAGGCACATCTACCGTTGGTGTAGGCGGTACTGAAGGTTTATTTGCAGCTATTGAATCTCGCGGTATTACTGCTACAAATCAATTTGATTCAGCAACACCAGCAGCAGATCAACTACCTGAATTTGATTTATTGTTAAAAGAGCTAGATAAGCAAGGCGCGATTGAAGAAAATATGCTTTTCTTAGACCGTGACGCTAATCTATACATTGATGATATGCTAGCTGGATTGAATCCCCATACTACTGGAGGTCTTTCTTACGGCGTATTTGAAAACAGTGAAGACATGGCGTTAAACCTTGGATTCTCTGGATTCCGCAGAGGTTCTTATGATTTCTATAAGACTGATTGGAAATATCTTAACGACGCTTCCACTCGTGGACACGTTGGAGGTGTTTCAGGACTATTAATTCCTGCAGGTACTTCTTCTGTATATGACCAATCGCTAGGTTCAAATGTGCGCAGACCTTTCTTGCACGTTCGATACAGAGCTAGTCAAACAGATGATCGAAGAATGAAGTCTTGGGTAACAGGTTCAGTTGGCGCAGCCACTACTGGATTTGACAAGATGGAAATCCACTATCTATCTGAAAGATGTTTAGTTACGCAAGCAGCTAACAACTTTATTATTTTCAAAAGCTAAATTAAGCTTATAATAATTACCTCCGCTGCAAAGCGGGGGTACTTATTTTTTTTATTAATCATTTTTTATTATATTATATCATGGCAAAAGCAACAAAAATAGCGCAAGCTACCCCCAAGTGGGAAATTAAAGACAGACTTTACGAATTAACAGCAAACAAATCTTCTATAGTAACTATTATTAAAAACAAAGGAATGTGGTTTGATGAAGAGCAAGGTTATGAGCGTGAAGTAAAATATACTGAAAATCAAAAAACAGTATTTGTAGATGAAATGAAAGGCCCTCAAAGATTGGGCCATATTGTATTTAGAGACGGGAAACTTTACGTTCCTAAAGAAAAAGTTATATTACAACAATTTTTATCGCTGTATCACCCTCAAAGAAATCAGTTTTATAAAGAACACGATCCTGTGGTAATTGCGGAAGCAGACATAGACTATCTTGAATTAGAAATTGAAGCTTTAAACGAGGCTGCAAAAATGGAAGTTGATAGAACAGAGGCAATCCTAAGAACAGAATTAGGCGATCGAGTTTCTAAAATGACCTCTAAAGAGCTCAAAAGAGATTTAATATTATTTGCTCGTAACAATCCGGTATTATTTTTAGAACTGGCTAATGATGAAAATATTAATATTAGAAATATTGGTATTAAATCAGTAGAGCAAAACTTAATTAAATTATCAAATGATCAGCGCACGTTTACATGGGGAAGTAACGGTAGAAAATTAATTACCGTGCCTTTTGATGAAAACCCATATTCAGCGTTAGCATCATATTTTAAAACTGATGAAGGTATTGAAATATACCAAACAGTTGAAAAACAATTAAAATAAGTGATATTTAGGTATAGGCCTACAATATCCGTAGGCCTAACCTAAAATACTAAAATATGAGTGTAAATGTAAACACTGTATACCAAAGGGTATTAGCAATTACAAATAAAGAACAACGGGGCTACATTACACCTCAGGAATTTAATACAATGGCAAATCAAGCTCAATTAGATATATTTGAGCAATACTTCTATGATATAAATCAATTTGCTAGAATACCCGGTAATGGCACAGAATATTCGGACATGCTAGATATTCTAGAAGAAAAAGTTAGCTTGTTTGAAAAACAATCTAGCCTTGGCGCGTATGACACTTCGCATTATAATTTGCCGGCAGATCTTTATAGAATAGGTTCTGTAATATACAATAATATAGAAGCAGAGCAAATAAATCAAAAAGAATGGTTATACATTCAAAAATCTCCACTTTCAAAACCAACAGATAGTTTTCCTATATATATTAAAAACCAAGATGGTTTAAAAGTATACGGAGCGGCGGAAATTACAGCTGATAATGCAATTAATTGCAATTATATTAAACAGCCAACTCCGGTAACTTGGGCAGCTAACGCGACGGTTGGAACTTATAATGATAGCGCATCTACACATTTTGAGCTTCACGAAAGCGAAGAAACTGAGCTAGTTGTTAAAATATTAGCACTTGGGGGACTAGTACTTAAAGACCCTCAATTATATCAAATTGGATCGGCCGAAGACGTAAAAAACGTTCAACAAGAAAAAGCTTAATAAATGTCACTATTCACAATATCACAAGAGCGTTATTATAATAACAGCACTAATTTTACCGGAACAGGTTCGCAGACGGCGTTTACACTTACCACGTCTATGTTTAATCCTCTGCCCTCGGCAATCGGTGATTTTGAAATATTTGTTGATGGGAAAGAAATTAGCCAAGGGAATTACAACTACTCTTCCCCTACTATAACATTTTCAGGCAACACAAACAATACTGATGTATTAGAATCCGGGGGTGCACCAAAAACAGGTTTAGGCATTATAGTTGTGCAAGTTAACGCTATTGAAAAATTAGGTAATTACCAACATATAACATTAGCTGATGTGGTAAACAACTTTATGGTTTCATACGTGGGTGAAGACAAAATTATAGCTAAAGTAAAACGCAGCAATGTGTTATTTTTTGCGCAGCGAGCTATTCAGGAGCTTACATATGATACGCTAGAAAGTGAAAAATCGCAGGAAATTGAAATACCTGATAGTTTACAAATGAAGCTACCCCACGATTATGTTAACTACATAAAAATGATGTGCATCGGCGATGATGGAACAGAGCGCACAATTTTACCAGCAGTTAAAACTAGCAACCCAATACCTCTTTTGCAAGATGATAATTATAATTATTTATTTGACCAGAATGGAAATTTGTTAACAGCTAATGAATCAGAAACTTGGAAAAAATTTAGCGCACTTAGCCCTCAAAGTACAAATGGTGATAGCATATATTTAGACAACGATATAACCTTTAAGTCGATGCACGGTCAACGTTATGGTATTGACCCTAGATTTATGAATAGGAATGGTTCATTTTTTATAGACAAAGTAAAAGGTAAAATATTCTTTTCAAGCGATTTAACAGGCAAGGTTATTACTTTAAAATATATAAGTGATGGTGTTGCAACTGCAGAAGAAAAGATTATTCACAAATTTGCGGAAGAAGCTATGTATAAAAGCATTGCACACGCCATTTTAGCGACCCGTAACAACGTTCCAGAGTACTTGGTTAATAGATTTAAGAAAGAAAAATTTGCGGCCGTTAGAACAGCTAAATTAAGAATATCAAATCTAAAGTTAGAAAACATTACTCAAGCGCTTAGAGGCCAATCTAAGTGGATTAAACACTAAAATATGCCAGAAATTAAAAACTTATTTCTTCAAGGTAAAATGAATAAAGACCTTGACGAGCGGCTAATTCCGCGCGGTCAGTACAGGCACGCTAACAATATAAGTGTTTCCTATTCTGAGGGTGCAGACGTAGGTGTGGCGCAAAATATTTTGGGTAATACAGAAATAAGTGGAGGCCTTACTTTTCCAGCTGGCGCAAGTTGTATAGGTACTGTTCGAGACACTGAAAATAACAAAATATATTGGTTTGGTACATCGCCAACCGCAGATTATATTGCTGAGTTAGATTCTTCTAACAATAGTGTTGATATTATTTTATGCGAAGCCAAAACAGCAAAGCTAACAGCATCTTCTAACGCGCATACCGCTGGCTCTTTGGTTATAGAAATGGCGCAAACTGGGGGCATAATTAGCGGGCAATATGTTACGGGTGAAAATATTGTTCCGGGTACAAAGGTTAATACTATAAATAGTACAACATTAGTTCTTTTGCAAGCGCCTTCTGCTCAAATACAAAATGGAGCAACGCTTTCTTTTAGCAACATTCTTAATTTTAATAAGCAACGATTTATCACAGGCCTTTCGGTGCTTGACGGTGTTTTATATTTTACAGACAATTTAAACGAACCAAGACAAGTTGATATAGAATATTGGCGGGGCGTAACGGCCACAGATTTTACAACAAGCACAAATCTTTCTGAAGATAGAATTACTGTTATTAAAAAATCACCTTTAAATGCACCCACGTTTGCAACACTAGCTCAAAGTTTACGAACTGGGGCGGGAACAATTGGCGGTAATGCAATTACATTTACTAAAAACTTTTTTACAGTAAATATAGATGATACTTTTAACGGCAGTTTTAGCGCAGCGCCAAATTACCAAACAGGAGACAGTATTGAACTTAAGAACACTTTTAATGGAGAATTTGGAAATGAGATAGAATCTATTTTAAGAATTGAAATTACAGCGTATACTTCTGGAACATCATTTTCAGCAAAATTACTTTCTAAAACAGCAGAAATTCAAGACGCCGCGGCGGTATATTCGTGTTTGCTAGAAGAAGAAGAGCCTTTATTTGAACTTAAATTTGCTAAATTTTCATATAGATATAAATATGTTAATGGGCAATTTTCAACAATGGCGCCTTTTTCTTTGCCCGCTTTTATACCCGGAAGTTTTGAATACAAAGCACAGGAGGGGTACAATCTCGGCATGACCAACACTGTTAGGAAAATGGAATTAACAGGGTGGTTGACTGCCCCTGCTAATAATAACTACCAAGCGGACATTGAAGAAATAGAAGTTTTATATAAAGACTCCGTTAGCGCCAATATATATATTGTTGAAGCATTAAAGAAAACAGAAAATAACAATACAGAGTTTCCTGCTAATTTACAAATTAAAGACGAACAGATATATAAGGTAATACAATCAAATCAATTATTAAGATCTTATGACAGTGTACCTAAAAAAGCAAAAGCACTTGAAATTACAGGTAATAGATTAATATTTGGTAATTTTGAGCAAGACTTTAATATAACAACAAATCCAAGCTTTACAACTTCAATTATATCTAGATCTGATACTAGCCAAAAATTATCTATTAAATCAGGAAGAACTTATCAAGCAGGCGTAATTTATTTAGATCAGTTCGGGCGCCAAACGCCTATTTTTACAGATACATCTGGGGTCTTTCAAGTTAATTTATCAAAGTCAGATTTAAATTCAGCAATAAGAATACAGACAACGCATGCAACGCTCCCAGCTGATATAACGCATTATAAGTATTATATTAAAGAGGCGTCACAGCCTTACTATAATTTATCTGTTAGCAATGTTTATGAAGACAAAGAAACTGGATATGTATATTGTTCTTTTCCATCTTCTGAAACAAATAAAGTTTCCGCGGAAGACATTTTAATATTAAAAAAACAAACAGGTCCAAACGCTTATAAAATAGCAAGCAACAGCAAATTTAAAGTATTAGACAAGGATGCAGATCCTCCTAACTTTTTAGCCTCTAAAGAAAAAGTGCTTTATGAAGCAACTAACGTTGGTTTTTCTCTTATATATGGATCTGGGGGAACGCAAATAACTAAAAAGCCAGGTATATCTCCGGTACCGGGGCATAATACAATACAATTAGATTTTGCAAACAGACCTGGAGATGATAGTAGTGATAGTTGTTCTAGCCAATTTATTGCGCAATGCACCACAGGCGCCAAGTTTAGATTTAAAAGAGCGGGTACAACTAATAGATCTGCCATATATACAATTAAAAGTGTTTCGGTGGAGCCTGAGGATGGCGGAAACGAAACAGAGTTAACTTTTACCGAGCAATTTGGTGAGGATGTAAATGTTATATATACCTCAAACTCGGATACCTCCACTTACACAGCGGCTCTTGAATTTTTACAAACAGAAGACGATACAGGCAACCCTGAATATGCTGGTAAATTTTTTATAAAACTTAATAACTCAAGTCAATTAAAACAAGCTTTAATTGGTGAATTTGATGAATCTGCATTAAACACCGTTGCAACAACAGTTAATTTTGATGCTTTTGACAGTAGTGGTGAAAATAGGTTGTATATGTATACCCGAGTATCCACAACTACAGCAACTATACCTGCCGAAACCCATAGCGATTTAGGGAATTATTCCTTGCCTGCGGGTTTTCATATTGTTATTCAATCTCAAGAAAATTTTGGAGATGGCAAATCAGATTACCCAACTGACCCATTCGCGCCCGCTCTTAAAGTAGGGAACTATATAAGATTTAGCGGTTATTCCGCAATAGACAGTAATTTTAATGATATATCGGAATACCCAAATTATAAAATAACAGAAGTGCTAACATTTGACCAAGGAACTGGTGGTACTGCTAGAAAATTTTACGCATTAAAGTTTAACAAGTTATTAGAATATAACTTTCCTTCTACAGGTGAAAATGATGCCAACACAACCAACCGGCAAGTGCAATTAACAGTTGATATAAGAGAGCCTAGTCTAGAGGGCTCTAAAACACCTATTGATCCACCTGTATTTGAAATAGAACCAGAAGAAGGCGTTTTAGATATATATTATGAAACAGAGGAAACTTATGCAATAGCAGAGCTTGGCAATGCTAAAACTTTAAATTATGCCAATTGCTTTAGTTTTAACAACGGGGTTGAATCAGACAGAATTAGAGATGATTTTAACGCGCCTACACTAGGAAAAGGAGTTAGGGTTTCAACTGTATTTGAAGACAATTATAAACAAGACACGCTCAAAAATCGATTAATATTTTCAGGAATATATAATAGTAAAAACGGCGTAAATAGATTAAACCAATTTATTATTGGTGAACCAATAACAAAAGACTTAAATCCAGAGTACGGCAGCATACAAAAGTTGCATGGCAGAGACACTGACCTTATTGCGCTATGTGAAGACCGTATAATAAAAATATTAGCTAACAAAGATGCTTTATTTAATGCAGACGGCAATCCTCAGCTAACAGCTACCAACAGGGTTTTAGGGCAAGCTATTATACCAGCAACATTTGGCGCATATGGCATTAGTAAAAATCCCGAAAGCTTTGTTGACTTTACGTATAGAGCATACTTTACTGATAAAAGCAGAGGCAAGGTGCTAAGGCTTTCAATGGACGGCTTAACCGAAATATCGGAGTACGGCATGAAAGATTATTTTAAAGACACCTTAGCCGCAGAAACAGGGCTTATATTAGGGACATACGATGAAAACACCGGCCAATATAATATAACATTTGAAAACCAAGCAGAAACAGTTTCTTTTTCAGAAGGTGTAAAGGGCTGGCCGAGCTTTAAATCATTTATACCAGAATCGGGAATTAGCTTAAACAATGTCTACTACACATTTAAAAACGGTAAACTATACAGCCATACAAATTCCAGTAGAAATAGGTTTTACGGCGCAGGCACAGCTTCTTCTTTAATTCGATTTGTTTTAAACGACAGCCCAGCAAATATTAAAAACTTTAGAACATTAAATTATCATGGCAGTGAAGGCTGGATTGTTAATTCAATTTTAACGGACCAACAAGACGGTTTTATTTTAAGCTTTGTAGAAAAAGAAAACGTATATTATAACTATATATCAGCATTTACAGAAAACGCCGGTTCTATAGATACAAAAGCTTTAAACGTACAAGGCTTAGGCAATTTAGGATCAACCTCGCTGAGTGGTTCAGTAAGAACATTTGGGTTTAACTTTGAATTGCCAAATGGCATTGCGGTGCCTGATGATTTATATTACTTGAATGGCTCTAATAAAGTTAAATTAGGGACAATAACAGAAGTAGATAGAACGGCTAAAACAGTTAAGGTTGACCCTTCCGCAGCAATACCCGCAGCGGGTAATTATATGTTTTATGCTAAAGACGCCAAATTTAATACATCTGGTATATTAGGGTACTATGCAGAAGTAACCATGTCCGTTACTAATACCGGGGCTAAAGAACTATATACCGTGGGAAGCGAAATATCGTTAAGTAGCTAATTAACACGTAATTAAAATAACATAATAATAAATTAAAATATGTTACCACTTGGAGCAGCAGCCGTTGGGGGCGCATTAAAAGGTATCGCAGGTATTGCAGGGGGACTTATAGGCGGACGTAAGAGACGTCGTGAGCAAGCCGCAGCACAAAGAGAGCTTGATGCAGCAAAAAGTTCTTTTGCAGCTATAGATACGTCAAACCCATATAAAAACGTAACAAACACATTTGAAGATCTTACCGTAAATACCCAAGCTGCAGACTTTGCAGCCCAACAGCAGAATCAAGGCTTGGCCAATATCATGGGCGGCCTTGCTAGCTCTGCCGGCGGTGGGGGTGTAGCAGCATTAGCACAAAGTTTAGCTAATCAGCAATCAGCATCAGCACAACAAGCAGCAGCTTCTATTGGTGCTCAAGAATCACAAAATCAAAGATTAATAGCTCAAGGGGAGCAACAAGCACAAATGCAAAGAGCCCAAGGTGAAGCGCTGTCACGCGAAATGCAATTTAAGAAAAGTGAAAAACAAATGGATATGGCGCAGACGCGGCTGGAAAGCGCAAAAGCGGCAAGAGCTGCTGCAACTTCTTCTATAATGGGAGGTATTGGCAGTATTGCCGGAGCGGGCGTAGCTGCTGGAAAGGAAGGCGGCTTAGGCCAAGGTATCAAAGATCTTTTAGGAGGATAAAAAATAATATTTTAATATGGCAACACAAAGAGATTTAAACGCGGCATTTGTTAGAGGATTTAGAAACCAGGCCGCGCCAATGGCCGCGTTTACCGCAGGTTTTGATAAGGTCTTAGACCCTGTTCTTAAAAGAGAAGAAAAAGAAAGAGAAATAGCACGAAGACAAAAACTACAAGAAGAGGCTAACGCTAAGCAGGAAAAAAAGCGCTTAGACATTTTAGCCGCTAATTCTATTGGTAGAATTGGTGCCAATTATAATCCAGAAAAAGTGCCTAATGCAATGCGCGCAAGCCTTGAAAATTTATTGTTTACTACAAAACAAAATGCAGGTAATATTGCTTTACAAGCGGATGCCGCTCGCCAACAATTTGGCGTAAACTCGCCGGAGTACATAGGTTTGCAAACACAGCTTAGTTCCCAAAAAAATGTTTTCCAAGCAGCAAACCAAATTGCTACAGACCAGCAGGAGCTTACGGACGAATATGTAAAAAATAGACAAAGTGTTTCAAACGGCGTGGCTATTTCAAGGCCAGGTTTACTTAATAAAATGCAGTATGTGTTAGATCCTAATTTAAGGAACTACGAAATGGACTGGACAAACGCTTCAGATCCAACATATATCACTCCAGAGGGGCCTATAAAACATTCTGAGCTAGATGACTATTATTCAAAAGACAGTGAATTTGCGGGGGGTTTTTTACAAGACGCAACAACCATATATAATAGAGCGGCAGCAGGTAGGCCTATGTCTAAACCAGAACGCGACGCATATAGAGCTAGTATTATAAGCTCTTTAGAAGCCGGAGGGGAAGCGAGAATGCAGTCGGTATTGCATGATAATCTTTTTGAAGGTTTTTCACTTTCACCCGGAATTGAAGCCGCTAACTATGAACAAGGTATTAATGATCCAAAATTACGAGAAGCTATAGCTGATAATATGCTTGGCCATTACGACAATATGTCAACCAGCGGATCTGCTCAGTACGATGAAAAAAATAACCCTGAAACGTTTAAGCCAGAAGCTATAGCCGAAGCAAAAAATGTGCTAGCATTGTTCAGGAACCCTACGGAAGGTTCTTTAGTTAAAGGTATGGTGGGTAATTCTAATATTGTATATATTAATGGAAATTGGTATCCTGCTACAGAAAGTGGTTACCGGGTAACAGGTGCATCACCCATTTCTAGTACTGAATCTGCGCTAAACAGATTACAAATACCTATAACATTGTATAATAAAATAAAAGATCAATAATATGAGCAACCAATTTTTAGTGGGTGATCAAATGTTTACAGAAGAGCAAATGATTGCTGATGCACAACTAATGGGTATATCTTTAGAAGAATATAAAAAATATTATAATGTTCAATCAGATAAAAACGGAATTGAGCAAACAGATCCATTTTTGAAAAATGTAAAGACACCCGGCCCTGCGGAGGAAGCTGCGCTTGTGGGGCCAATAAACCAGACGCAGCAAAGTGGGGAATCAGCATTGGAAGATTCTTCATTGGAATCAGCACAAACAGCTGATGATTTAATACCTGAAGTATTATACGAAGGCGGTACTTTTTCTGAAACAACTAAATATATCCCTGACGGAATGGGGGGTATGAAGCCGGTTAGTTTAAATGTTTTTAAAGGCGGGCAAGCCCCAGAAAATATACAAAATGAAATTATTTCTGATTATAATAATTTTTTAAACACAAGTATTTTTGATAATACTGAAAAATTACAAGAAATAACAGGTGCTAATAATTTAATATCTGTATTAGAAGAAAATAATCAAGCAATTCCAAATGATCTTAAAAAGCATATTAATAATATAACAAAAGAATATAATTCGGAGCGTAATTTGAACGGCTTACCTATTATAGATGATAATGCTTTTTATCAACAGCTTTTTGAAGACACTACTTATAATAAAAGCAATTCATTAAAAATACAAAATAAGAATCTTCGCGATGAGTTTTATTTTGAAAATACACCAGAATTAAATAGAAATATTGTTATTGATTCTTTAGATAATAATATTAAACAATCTTTAGACCCTAGAAAAATAGCCTGGCGAGATGCCCAGGAAAAAGCTTTAAAAGATCCTAATTATAAAAATACACCTCAGTACAGGGCTGCTCGAAGTAAAGGGCTGTTTTTAAGGGATGAAGGCTTGTTTTTTGATGCAGAAGGAATGAATATATCTACAAAAGGCCAAGCAAAAAATGCTGTAGATATTACTACTATTTATCAAGAAAACTTAGATATGCTAGCCGGTCTTGCAACCGATAAAGAAAAATTAAAAAATAGTTATGATGATTTTCTTCTTTCTAAAGCGGCATATATAGAAAAAGGCAATGAAAAAAGCAACTATTTAATTGCAAATCAAGCCATAGCTAATCTTTTAGAAGAAAAGGGTTATAAATCTACATCTACAGCTAAAGGCTTGCTTTTTCAAAATGTAAAATATAAAGATGTAGCGCAATTTAGCAATACGCTTGATAAAGACGCTAAATTAACAAAAGGTGGATTTGGAAATTTAAGCGAAATTTTAGCTAGAAAAGGTGAGCTACTAGCCGCAATTACTCCTGTAAGTTTTCAAAAAGATAAAGACACACCTAAAGGCAAAGTTAAAATGGTGCCGATTAGCGATGGTAAACAATTTGCAAAAGAGCTTGTAAGGTATTCTATAGAAGCGTATGACTATGCGGGTAAAGAAGAAGCTTATAAGGATTATTTATATTACAACATTTCACCTACCGCACAAGACAGGGGCTGGGCTACAGGAAAAGGTATAGTAGATGCTTTAGAAGTTTCTAAACAATATCTTGCAAAAACGCCGGTAGCAAAATTAGAAGTGCTAGAGCAGGGATATAATATTTTAGATAATATTGGAATTAACTTATCAAAAGAGCAAGCCGAATCTTTTAAAGCTACTGCTTTTGAAGAAGGCTCTATGATGGCTGGAAATTTCGTACCTATTATGGTAGAACTTGGCATTTATAAAAATGTAGGTAATGCTATTTTAAAAGGAACTAAAATAGGGCGTAGAATTAATAAAGTTTTGGAAGCTGGTGTATTGCCTAGATATACTAAAAACGGCAAAACATTTCATCATTCTAATGTAGCTCGCCGGGCAGCACAAAACAAACAAAGTATTGAAGCATATGCTAAAGCACAGGGGCTAACTAAGATAAACCCTAATTTTGTAACAAAGGCGCAGTCATTAGCGGCTGGCGCAGCAATAGAAGAAACTTATACACAAACAGCAGGTTTTGAAACAGGCTCGGGTGTAGCTTTTGCTTTAGGAGGCAGAGCGTTAGGCCCGTTTAAATATAAAAGTGATTTTAATTTTGCAAATACAATTATAAATAAACACCTTATAGGAGGTGGGGTTACTTTTCCAATTTTAACAGAATTTGCAGCAAATGTAGAGGCCGGCATAAGAGATTTAGAAGGTGTTGAAGACTACCAAAAGTTTCTTAGAAATAATTACGGCGATTTATCTGAAAAATCTCGAACAAAACTTTCAGAAGCTATAATAGGAATGATGCTTCCTTTTGGACATTTTAGAAAAATGGATTATAAAACTACTAAAGGTTTATATGAAGCTAAAACTGAAATGCAACAAAAACTTCAAGATTATATTTTAGAAGGCGACCTGCAAAACGCATATCGCATGCTTGATGGCATGGGAGCTATTGAAGGTCAATTAGCAGGATTAAAATCTTATCAAGATTATTCTACTGCGGAAAATGCTGAGGCTGCAATTAAAAAACAGTTTAGAGGCGTACAAAAAACAATTGAAAACGCGGGCAAAAAACCGATAAATATTGAAGTGCAGGACGGGTCTCAAAACATGAAAAACGAAAGCGATAAAGCTAATTGGATCCCTGGTTCTAATAAAATACTAATAAACAGGGAAAAAGCTGAGCCCGGCGTAATGCCTCACGAGGGCACTCACGCGGTATGGTCAAAAATATTTGAAGGAAGGCCTCAGTTTAAAACTGAAATAATTGAAATGCTTGAGAGCATTGCTGGTAAAATAAAAGGATCTGATGGGAGATCCTTATTGGAAGCTATTAAAGAAGAAAAAACTATTACTAAAGATATATACGGCGAAGAATTATTTGGATATGTATCAGAATATTTAGCTAAGCCAGAATTTTATACACAGTTAGTTTCTCAAAACGCATTTGCTGAATTAAAATCTAAAATAATAAATTGGAGCAAAGAAAGAGCTGGTCATACCCCTAAAATAAGAATTGAACAAGATTTAATAAACTTATTAGGCAGGTATAATTCTAATATTAAAGGCGGTAAAAGTGCTGCTAAGCAAGCTGAACAATTTAAAAATTTAATTGATACGTTTACCGAGCCAACTAAGGAAGCTTTTGCTTCAACTGAAATGTCTAAGGCTAAAATAAAACCAGAAACAAAAAAAGACGTATTTAGCAAAGCTAACGAGGCTTTTGAGCAATATAAAAATGAAACGCCAGAAGCAAGGGGGATTATGGTAGGAATGGAATTTAAGCCTATTGTTGAGTCAATGCTTAAAAAATATCAGGATTTGTACGGTATGGATAAGCCTACATTTGAGGATATTGTTTCCGATGTTATGATGAACACCGGTCCTGGATATAATGGCATACCTTCTCTTGTAAAAGCTTGGAATCCTGAAGGAGGAGCTTCCCTTACCTCATATATATATGGTAACCTTCCAAAGCGTATTTTAGGTATTATACAAAATAAATACCAAAGCTTGGGGCGTACACAAAGATTAGATTTTGAAAAAGCCGGGAAGCTAACATCGGAAGAAGGCTTAGGTACTGGGTTTGTTGATACATCTTCCCCTGATGCCGCTGTACGTATACAGCGTCAGAAAGCTGAAACTATTATGGGCTTTTCTGACAATGTTACCAAAGCAGGGGAAAAAACCGCCCAGAAAAGTTTAATGGGTAAAATACCGGATATTAGTGCAGACTTTATTAGAAGTATAGAGCTTGCTGACGGTAGGTCTATAACCTTTTCTAGAACAGGTGAAACAGCTAAAATAAATTTTGAAGGCAAAGAAATTGAAATTAAAGCAAGACAAGATAAAGATGTTGTTTCATATATAAATGAAAAGCTTGGGATAACTTCCGGTAAAACCGTTAGAGAACCTAATTATAGAGAGTATGTACAGCAAACTGCTAAAAACGATTTATTCAATGTTATTTCTGCGGAAGCAGGTAAAGTAACTAATGGCGGCACTAAAGCTAGCCCTGAGTATAGTGCGTTTGTTGAAAAGTCTTTTAACCTTTACAAAGATTACATAAGCCAATCGAGCATAAATAAACGATTTTCTGAATTTGCAGATCCAGTTATAGATCCTAAAAAAGGGAAGCAAGCGCGAGAAGAAACCGCACAAGGAAACCTTATCTTTAAAAAGAAAAATATTACGCTTACAGAATGGAAATCTTATTTTGAGGGTGACGGTACAAAAAGAATTGACGGTAGAAGAAGATCACTTATTGATGCTATCGCGCAAGAAATTGGTTTTGATCGCGTAATGGAGCAGCTACATAAAGATGGTATTGAAAAGGCTTTTAAAGAGCGCCAAGGCGAATTAGGCAATGAAGTTGCTGATAATTATATGGCTATAATAGGTAAACAATTAGACAGGCTTCCGAAAGGTGCAGAGCCTCCATTGGCTTCTACGGAGTTATTTGGAAATTTAAAAGAAAATGCAGCATTCAAGAAGTTACAGTTTGAAGACATGTCTAGGCTACTGATTGGCCTAGCAGAAAACAATTATTCAGGATCTAAAGAAGTTTTACAGGCTTACCGAGAAGCAATCGAACCGATTATAAATAAAATGCTTTCTGCAGATCAAGTAGCTGCTTTTGAAATTAAAAGAAATACTTCTGTTCAAAACGAAATAAAAGATATTACAGGTATTGAAATAAAAATTCCTAATTTAACAAAAGTAGGCGCTAATTCAAAAGAGTGGAAAGCTTATGAAAATAATTTAAATAATGTATTGCCATTTATTCCTGCTGAAGTTTTAAAAGCTAGGCTAACAAAAGGCACACAAGGTTTAAGTGATTATAGTTTATTAGCAAATTCTTTTGGTTTTAATGGTGTAAATGGTAGAACTAAAAATAGATTTGTAAAATTATATGAGAATGTTTTAGGAACCAAAGCTGATAAAAAAATATGGGGTGAATATATAGAATTATCTAAAGGCAAGCCTCATTTTGCTTTTACATCTAAAGACGCTAATTATACAACAATAGGAGAAATAAGATCAATACAAAAAAGTAATTTACCTGAAGCACAAAAAATATCTCAAATAAAAAAATTAGGTGTTGAGCTTGACGCTTATAATAAAATTAATAAAGCTTATCACGAAGGCCTGCTAAAAACAGCTGATAAATATATAACAGAAAAATATGGCACTGAACCATCTGAAAGAAAAAAGGGTGCTGAAGAAATAGCTTATATAATTGCTAATAATAAACAATTTGGTTTAAGAGTAGCATCAGGGTTTACAACATTTAAAATAGATGCTAAGGGAGAATTAAATAATGAACATTTAAAAGAATCTGCTAAATATAAAGCTGGTTTTGCGAAGATTTTAATTGAAGGTAATATTACTCCTGAAAAAATTGAAAGATTAAATTCTGGTTATGAAAGTGTTTTAGTAGAAAATATAGGTAGGCGTGAAGCTGACATGTACTACGGTAAAGTACTCCCTAAAGGTATAAATCCATATATAAAATTATTATCTCCTGAATTTTCAGGCAATAAAATACAAAAGCTAAACGAATATTACCATATTCCTAGTGAAATGAAATTAGGTGATTATTTGGTTAAAAACCACATATCTGAACAAATAGAAGTTGCTAAAAATAATTACCCCAACAATACTAAGATTATAAATTCTTTAAAAGGGCTGCAAGATGTTATGCTTGCAGAATCCCGTAAACCAATTGCGGAGGCTCCAGAGGCATTAGCCAGTACAGATTTAAGCCTAGAGCTTAATAGAATGATAGACAGAAGGTATGGTATTGGAACAAGGCGCAAAATATCTAAAGCTGCTGCCGAACAGCTTGGTAAGGGTAAAGGTAAATTTGATGTATTTATACCGCCAAATGCAGAAGACTTTGCTGGAATGATGTATAAACTATATGGCAAAGGCAAGCAAGGGAATGCTGATATGGCATTTATAAAAGAAAATTTACTTGATCCATTTGAACGGGCTGAAAATGGCATAAGCTCATATAGACAGCGTATTGGTAATGAATTCAAAGTATTAAATAATGAATTCAAAAAAATAAATAAGGTAGTAGACAAAGAAGCTGTAAGTAAATTAAACGAATTAGGCTTTACGCCAGATCAAGCGGTGCGCGTATGGATGTGGAATAAACTTAAATATGATATTCCTGAGTTAAACGTTAGTGAAAAAAAGAAATTAGTAACAGCGGTTAATGCTAGCCCAAAGTTGAAATCTATAGCAGAATCTATAATGGGTATTACACAAACTAAAAAAGCATATCCAGAGCCTGGAAAAGATTGGTACGCCGGCAATATTAAAACAGATTTATTAGAATTTACAAATAAAGAGGTTAGAGCAAAATTTTTAGAGCCTTGGCAAGCCAATGTAGATCTTATATTTAGTAAAGAAAACTTGAACAAAATGCAAGCTGCATTAGGTAAAAATTATGTTGATAATTTAAATAAAATGCTTAAGCGCATGCAAACAGGGCAATCAAGGCCTGAAAACATAAGTAAAGAAGCGCAGGCGATGTTTGATTTTATTAATGGTTCGGTGGGTGTTACAATGTTCTTAAACGCTCGATCCGCTTTATTGCAAAATATATCTTCTGTTAACTTTATAAATTGGAAAGATAATAATGTGTTTGCCGCAGGTAAAACATTAGCTGACCCGAAAAAATTTACTAAAACATTTATGGAGTTAATGAATTCAGACTTTCTTAAGCAAAGAAGAGCTGGGTTACAAATAAATGTAGAAGAAGCCGAAATAGCAAAAGCATTGGAGGTTAGTAAAAACAAAGCAAAAACATTGTATCATAAGCTAATAAAGTTTGGATTTAAACCAACACAAATAGCAGATAGTTTTGCAATTGCAGCAGGGGGAACGCCTTTTTATATAAACAGAACAAAAACATATATAAAGGCGGGGTTTAGTGAAGCTGAAGCTAAGAAAAAAGCTTTTGATGATTTTAGAGCAATTGCAGAAGAAACACAGCAATCTTCAAGACAAGATAGAGTGTCAAACATACAGACCGGCCTAACCGGTAGATTTGTATTTGCTTATAATAATACACCTTTTCAAATGACTAGGCTTCAGAAAAAAGCCGCTTTGGATTTAATAAATGGAAGAGGTGATTTTAAAACAAACGTAAGTAAAATATTATATTACGGGGCTGTGCAAAACGCTATATTCTATAGCTTGCAACAAGCTTTATTTGCTACCATATTTGAAGAAGATGAAACAAAAAAAGCCACAGATAAGCGGGTAGAAAGATTAGCAAATTCAATGCTTGATGGATTCGTAAGAGGAACTGGTTTACCAGGCGCTTTAGCCATAACTGCTAAAAATACTATAATAAAATATCAACAAGAATCTGAAAAAGGCTATCAAGCAGATTATGGTAATGTAATGGGTGAAGCATTATCTATATCGCCGCCGTTGTCTACTAAATATAAAAAAGGATATGGCTCTTTTAAAACTTTTAAATTTGCAGGCACTAAAAAAGGTAAAAAGGAACAAGAGCAATATTCTCCGTATGACCCGCTTAATCCTGTGAATATAGCTAGAGCAAAAGTTGTTGAAGCAACAACAAATATTCCGGTTGCTAGAATGTTAAAGAAAACTGATAATTTAAGAACAGCTATTACTGGTGAAGGAGCGCAAGATTGGCAGAGAATAGCCTTAGGGTTTGGATGGGATAAATGGTCTTTAGGTTTTTATGAATCATTGCCTAAACCAAAAACAAAAGCAGAAGAACTTGAAATGCTTAAAAAAATGAAGCCTGAAGATAGGGAGCAATATTTAGAAGAAAAAGCAAAATCTAGATCTGAAGCAGCTGCAAAATCTGCTGCGACAAGAGCTAGAAATAGAAGAATATTAGATTCTTTAGAAACAAGTAAATATAAACCACAAAATGTTAAATTGTAATGGGTAAAAAAGACGCATGTTATAAAAAAGTAAAAGCACGTTACCGTGTATTCCCATCTGCTTATGCAAGTGGCGCAATAGCTAAATGCCGTAAGGTTGGAGCTAAAAACTGGGGAAATAAATCTAAAAAGTAATAATTATGAAAGGAGTACCGCATTTTAAAAAAGACGGAGCCATATATAAAGGTGCTACGCATAAAGATGCTAAGGGTAAATTAATGTCTGGTAAAAATCATACTAAAACAAGTGTATATGTTTATCATATTAATGAGTTACCTAAAAGATCACTTAATAAAGCTTATAAACAAGCTGGTTTACTAAAGTAATAATTACACCGCGTAATCACATATAAATGGCAGACCCTAAAAAAGGCACGGGCAAAAAACCTAAAGGCAGCAGCAGACGTTTATATACAGACGAAAACCCTAAAGATACAGTTAGTATTAAATATGCTAGTGTGGCAGATGCAAATGCTACATGCAATAAAGTTATGAAATCTAGCAAATCTTTTGCTAGAAAAATACAAATATTAACCGTAATGGAACAACGGGCTAGATATGGTAAAAAACCTAAACAATCAAAAATAGCCGCGGCCTGTAAAAATAAAATTAGAAAAAAGCATGGCAAAAAAAAGACCTGAGTGGAAAGATTCAAATGCTCCGGATGCTAATGGCAAATTTAAAGAATTATCTTGTGGCGCATTAGCTAAGTGGATGGTAAAATCTAGAAACGGTAATATGCGTAAAATTGTTGGTAGCTTAAATCAACAATACGTATTTAATAGGAAGAAAAATCCTAGCTATGCTAAAAAAATGGTATGTGCTAGAAATAAAGCTAAAAAAATAATAAATGGCCGTTCGTAAAACAAAAAAAGGGGCATCACTTAAACGTTGGTTTAAAGAAGAATGGATTGATGTCCGTACTGGCAAACCTTGCGGTAGACGTAAAGGTGAAAAACGCGGTACACCATATTGCCGTCCTAAAAAACGTATTTCATCTGCGACTCCTAAAACAGCAAGTGAAATGTCCGCTGCCGAAAAGCGTAAAAAAATTGCCGAAAAGAAAAGATTAGGCCAGCCGGCAGGTAAGCCTCGTCGTGTTAAATCTGTAAAAAGAAAAAAATGAATTTATCTGAACTTAGATTATACTTTATAAACGGTAGCGCGATTGGAGTTACTACTTTTACTCAAATAGAAGATAGCCTTAAAATTATTCTTTTATTAGTTACTATTGGTTACACGATAACTAAGTGGAAAGACATTAAAAAAAATAAATAATGGCAGAGCTAAGTGAAAACACTAAATTTAACATTAATGTTAAAACTATAATCGCTCTTTGCGCAGGCTTATTGTCAGTAGCAGCAGTGTATTTTACGCTTATAGCTGAAATACAACAAATGAATTTAGACATTATGCGCATGGATGCGGAGCTCGAAATGAACTCTGAGTTTAGAATCAAGTGGCCAAGAGGCGAACTAGGTGCTTTGCCCGATGATGCAGAGCAAAACATGCGTCTCATATATTTAGAAAAATACCAAGCGAAACACGCTACCGATATTGATGTTTTAAAATTAAAAGTGAAAGAATTAGAAGGTTGTATAAATGAATAAGATAAGCGATCACATAACCTTAAAAGAAGGTATAGAATCTTATACAGCTAAAAGAAAAGGTATAGATAATATACCAGGTGAGTATGAACTTACTAATATGGTAGGCGTTGCTGAAAATGTATTCGAGCCATTACGCAAATGGGCTGGAGGCCCAATAAAAATAAATTCTTTTTATAGATCACCTGAGCTGAACAAAGCTATTGGAGGCAGCTCTAAATCGCAGCATTGTCAAGGTAGAGCAATAGATATTGACGACGTGTACGGTCATAAGACTAATGCCGAAATGTTTAACTACATTAAAAACAATTTAGACTTTGATCAAATTATATGGGAATTTGGTACAAATGATAATCCAGATTGGGTGCATGTAAGCTACGTATCAACAGATGAAAATCGAAGACGGTGTTTAAAAGCTGAACGAACAAAAAGCAAAACAGTGTATAGCATAATATAAAAAATAAAGGGCCCTCAATTAAGAAGGCCCTTTTTTATTGGTTATTATAATGACTTAAAGTTATAACTATTAGCCATCACAACTTAAACAGTCTGGATCCATTGCGCTTGCCGCAATATCGCCTCTAAGTACCGATTCGGTACGCATATAATATAAGGTTTTAACACCTTTCTTCCACGCATCCATATGAACTTGATTAATCCACTTAGGTGTTGCCTCAGAAGGAAAGGCTAAATTAAGTGATACAGATTGATCAACATATTGTTGCCGTATGCCAGCTTGATTAACCAGCTCTAATTGGTTTATTTCCTTAAAGGTTTTAAATATATCTTTGACCGCATCAAAGCCCTTTAAATCGAGCGATTCTTGCTCTGAAATGCGTACAAGCTTCTTATTCACATATCCCCAATCATCCAGCTCGGCTATATCTTGAATACTTCCGCCGTCGGCCATAATTTTATCCCACATTTCTTGTGTATTAATACCAACTTTACGAAGCACTTTTATTAGCTCTTTGTTTTTCCTAATGAACGTACCCTTCGCGCTTTGTTCAGTGAAAACATTAGCGGCCCAAGGCTCAATGCCAGGGCTAACATTACCGGCAAGCTTACTATTAGACACAGTAGGAGCAATAGCCCTAAGATGAGTGTTGCGAAAGCCAGTGCCACGGCACCAAAGAGGTTCACCATATACTTCAGCCAAAGCTCTACTAGCTCTTTCACTTTCAATTTTAATTTGCGAAAATATCCTTCTGGTTTCGAACTGTGCTTGTAACCCTTCAAATGGGATTCCGTTTTGTTGGAGGTATGTGTGCCAGCCAAGTACTCCAAGGCCAAGCGCTCTGCCTTTATCTGCCGATCTGACCGAGTTTTCAAACCCTTTAAGACCTTTTGCTTTTTGGATAAACTCTTCGAGTACGCCGTCAAGAAACCATACAGCATCGTAGATAAGGTTCGTATTTTTCCATTCTTCATATTTAGTTAAATTTAAGCTTGACAAACAACATACAAAACTATGCGACTCATCTGTATGTAATGTAATCTCACTGCAGATGTTTGTCATATGTACCTTTAAGGCATTGTCTTTGTATGCTTTTGGATTAGCTTTGTTAGTGTTTCCTTTAAACATAATGTACGGTTCTCCAGTTGCTTTTCGCTTTCTAAGAAGCTTACTCCATCGAGCTCTAGCGTCCGCATCTCCTTGTTCAAGGCGTCGCATAAACTTATCACCAACAACTGCGCACTGATGTAAATTAAGCGATTGTCTGTTGACATCTCCTTTAGGTTCTCTAATTTCAAGCCACTCCTCAAAATCATCATGTTCAATGTTGATATTAACTGAGGCTGCCCCTCGTCTAACAGACCCTTGATTAGTAGCGAGTATTGTTGAATCATAAATTTTGCAAAATGGTACGACTCCGTCTGATGTTCCATTACCTGTAATTGTTGCGCCAGCAGGACGTATCATATTAATTCCGATACCAACTCCCCCGCCGTGTTTAGCCAGTAACATCATTTCTAAATTTTTATTACCAATCTCTGCAATGCTATCCCCTACATCAATGCCAAAGCAAGAAATAGGTAAGCCACGATCAGTTCCTGTATTACTAAGTACGGGCGAAGCTAAATTAAGCCAACCTTTCCATATGTAATCAAAAAACGTATCTGCTAATTCTGGTTTGTACAATCGTCTTGCAACTGTTGTTGCAACTCTTTTGTATGCGTCGCGAGGCGACTCACCTTGCAATAAATATCCCCCGGATATAGTTTTCTTGTATACGTCTGTATCTCCCCAGGTTGGATAGTCAACACCTTTTTTCCATTCATTATTCCACATTATCTAAAAAATAAAATTGTGTAGGCTATTGCTACGTTTAAATTTACTAATACTAAGTTCCATTGCTTTGCTACAAATACTTGTGGAATTGATATTACTCCGGCAATAATATATGTAACAATACCCGTTCTATCAGGCAATATATGTGGAGATAACATCATAAACGCCGTTCCCATATATCCTAATCTATTTGCTAACCTTTCAATAGGCTTTAGCCTTCTTTGCTTAACTAAAGCTTTTAATATACTTCTTTTATTCATATAATTCTTCACGTAATTCTTCTTCACTAATTAGCTTACCAAATGTCTTCAAAGTCTTCGCCTTCATTAGCTTTTGAATAATCCGTCGGCCGTACCGCGAAAAAATCAGTATGAGTGAGCCCCCCGGTAAGATGATAGAACCAATCAAGATTATTTGCTGCAGCTTTGTCATACGCGAAGTGCGATTCAAGGTCAGCATAACCAAGTTCAACCAGTTTTTCATTTGTTCTTTTCTTTATAAAGTGTTTTAAATTATTTGCTTTAATGCCTTCAATGTCACCCATCTCAAACATTTTATCTATATACTTAGTCTCTAGTTTTACCATTGTTTCAGCGGCAGATATAATATCTTTCTTGCATAAATCTGCTAATTGATTGTTTTCGCTGCACATATCGCGAAACAGTTTACAACCCATTTTACTATGAAGCGACTCATCGCGAACACTCCATTTCATTTGTTGCCCTATACCTTTTAATAAATTTCTTAATTGAAAAGAATAGAGAACAGCAAAAGCAGAATATAAACTAACCCCCTCAGCAAAAGCACTGAACACAGCAAGAGACTTGCCAATACCAACAGGATCGGTGCCGCCATAAGCAACCAAGTTATCAAACCGTTCAGCAGTCGCTGGCTCGTGTAAAAAAGCTTCATAATTTTCTAATCCTAATGTTTCATTTAAATAACTATACGCAACTGCATGTATCGTTTCTTGCGATCCGAACATCATTGCCATTTGTTGTATTTCATGTTTTGGAAACCAGCCAACAACTTTCTGTGTCCAGTAATCTGACACCGCACATTCTGTTTGTGCAAAACCAAGTAAGATGTTGCCTACTAAGTTTTTTTCTTCTGGTGTTAGTTTTTCTTTCCAGTCTTTAACATCGCCCTGCATGGGTATTTCAGTATGTAACCAAAATGCTTGTGCCTGCTTTAACCAGCCTTCATTGTAATATTCAGGATATTCAAACGGTTTGTACGCTATGCGCTCATCAAACAATCCCATTAGTTTTCAATTTCAATTGCAATATCTACAAATGGTAAATATATAACGTGCTGGTTATGGGTATCACCATGATAGGAGCGCATACCTATTACAATTCCCGGGTATGTTCCCAAGCTAATTGACCAATCTTTTCTTTTTTTATTTCCCTTGCCCCCTGTAATGCTTGACATAATTTTTGCTGTTTTTTAGTTTACTTGTTTTTGTTTTTGCGTGTACACCTGGTCTACGCTTTTTTGTTTTTTCTATATAATTTGATATTAATGCTTTAGCCATATACTAATATATTATGTTTATCTTGTTGTTTAACTATATCTTTATATTTAACATATCCTCTAGACTCAATTGACCATTTAATATATTTATCAATCTGCCGCTCTTTGTACTTTTGCCTCGCTATTTTTTTTGCGAGGTAAGGATCAGCTCTATTGTTCTGTCGCATTCTGATTGATTTTGCGGTTTATATAACGTATAGTTGGGAAACTGTTGCGACACTAGCAACTTAAATAACTTCCAACGAATTGGAAAAGATTCATTTGCCCTGCCTTTAGTTTCAATAATAAAATCATTACCTATGAAATCTGGCGTATACTTAATTGGTAGTATACGTTTACTTCCGCGGTTTTGATAATCACCTTTACCATTAGCTTGTCTTTCATAAGCTTCGTTTTCAAAATGAAAGCCATTTATTAGTACAAAAGTTTCGCCCTCATACTTAGCTTTGATTTTAGCTTTTTTTAATCCCATATACATATAACGTTCAAGGCCTGAAGCAAAGTTAATACCGTCATACGATATTTTCTTTGCCTGTACAGGACCGCGTTTTTTTCTTTTAAAGTTCTTTTTTCGCATCTCTAATATAACACTCTTCAACTTCTTCACGAAGAACCATTCGAGCTTTTTCTAAATAGTTAACAGCATCCATTAATTCTTCTTGCAAATGTTGAAGCCACTTATCAAGAGGTTGATTATCATCTGCAAGTGTAACACCATATTTTTTAAAGCCTACATCAGATCGGCTTTGTATCTTATTAATTACTTGTTTAATTATTTGATCTCTCATACCGTATCTTTTACAAATGTGCCATTTACCATGGATCCAGTTCTATTACTGATTTCGCCATAGGCAGCAGTGATACAATGCTCAATATTGACACCAGCCAAAGTGGCAAGATTGGTAAGTACCACAACGGCATCACCGATAGCGTCAATAATATCCGCTTGATTATTCTGGAGTATTGCTTGCGCAAGCTCTCCGGTTTCTTCTTGGAGTTTAACATATTGTGTTTTTATATCACCTTTATCGGTAATGCCGCGTTGTTTTGCCCAATCGCGTATTAATTCAAATACTGATACTTGCTCTGTAATATTAGGATATGCAGGCTCGGCTATAAAAGCTTCGTGGTATGCTTTATTATATATGTAGCAACGGTTATCATTATACATAGATGGTCTTGCATTAGCTACAATCCAAGGAATAGTCTTTTCAGATAACTCATATTTACCTAGCCAAGTATCCCACTTGGTTCCTATGTTATCCATTAATGCACCTTTTAATTTATTAATAGGTACTGGAAATGTTGTTGTTTGGTCTGTCGGGTTTATTTTCATTGGTTTAATTACATTTTTATATTTATTTCTGTCTGTCTTATACCCATAAGACTTTTGAAGTTCTATTTCGCGGTCTGATATATAATCTATATCGTCTGACTGCTCAAGAACTTCGTATTCCTCAGGCTTATAGCCCTGCTGTTTAGTAACGCGAATAAAAAGATTACGCGTAACACCTATCTTCTTACCTGGTATATGATATATATAATACATAATTTATATCGCTACAGGTGCTGGTATATGCGGACCGTGCTCATAACCAATTAGTCGCACTCCTTTTTCAGTACAAAATCTATATGCTGGCATTGCGAAAGTTTTTTGATCTAAATATTTATTTACTGCTTCAATCTGATTTGCGTACACATGTGCGTCAATTATATTAACCGCTAATCTGCTTGCTATAAGACCAGTTTTACTTGCAACATAATTTAATACCAGTGTAAACAAAGCCACATCATACGGCACACCCAAATACATATCTCCAGATCTTTGTACAACAAACATATTAAGCCTGTCGTTTTCTACAAAGAATTGAAAATATAAATAACAAGGTGGCAATGCCATTTTATCTTGCTGAGCAGGGTTCCATAGCGATATAACATGTCGGCGGCTATCTGGTTCACTACACAGGTTCCATACAAGCTTCTCTAACTGATCAATACCTTGACTGTTAAAGTTTCTAAGCTGATGCCCATAAACAGGCCCTAAATCACCGTTTTCGTCTGCCCATGCATCCCATATTTTTACCCCTGCTTTTTTAAATCTTTTAATGTTTGTTTCACCATTTAAAAACCATTTCATTTCGGTGTTAAATACTTTAGGAAACATCTTACGCCCTGTAAGCACTGGAAAGCGATTACTTATATCAAACTCCATATTTTTGTTAAATACAGAATAACACCCAACGCCCGTTCGGTCTTCTCTATATACAGATTCATTGCTTAAGCATAAGCTAAGTATATCCCTATATTGATCTTCGTAATCAACTGTACTTTTCATAATAGAATACATATAATTCAAATATTTTAGGCCATATCTGCGCTTCTTCATATTGATATGGACTGCGTTTAACTTTTCCCTTTGCGTTAACATCAACCCACCATCTGCGTGGTTCACTGTTTAAAACTGCAAACGGTGCAATTTTTATACCGTTTTGTATACACCAAAGATAAGCATTATTTTCTAAATTGCTGCGCTGGTAAGGCAACATTGGTTTAAAAAACCGCTTGCTTTTTTTTAGCCCGCTTCCCATGGTAGAGGGTCATCATTAATAGTTATGTCTTGATGAGGTATAAAGCAACCTGACCTTGGCTCCCATTTAAAGTGAGCTTCAGCGCCATTTTCACCTAAGTTTTGAAACTTAACTTTAAGCACTTTAGCCTTCACGGTTTTAGCTTCATAGTTTCTGTGGACCAGTATACCATGATAACTTGCATCATACCATTCACCGCCACCTTTAATGTTATACATAGTTGGTTCTTCTATTTGACCGTCCGAACCTTTATACATTTTAGTTGGGTGTGCTACAATAAATACTAATACATCATACTTTTTGGCAAAGATTTCAATCTTAGTTAAGTATTCCATAGTATATCTATTTACGTCTTCTGTTTTACAATCAACGTCTCTAACTTTATTAAATGGATCTATAACAAGGCATTTAATACCTTTACGTTTAACAAGCTCAGCGCCTTTACGAAGTACTGATTCAAGCGTGTAACGTTCCATATCTATAAAGAAAAAGTTATCATTCACATGCTCTGCAACCTGATTCCATTTATCGCTTCCAATATCTGCTTTGCGGGGCATATCTTGCCAAACTTTACGCATTATTTTATGAGCGTGTAAATATGTCGGCGCATTTTCTGGACTAGCGAATGCTGTCTTCCAACCATAATTAGCGTTGTACCCAACAACCATTTGGTCGACAAAGTCACTTTTGCCGGAACTAGGGATGCCAGTGACAGTAATAAATTGACCAGTGTAAGTCGAAAAGATATCATCAAAATTTTGTAAGCCAATTTGAAATCCTGGTTTAAAGCCATTCGTAACAAAGTCGGTAACTTCATTTTCAATATCCCTGAACGTCGTAACATTCTCAAGCGGTACTGGTCTTGCTCTTGAAATACGCTCTGCCAGTTCTTCTTTTCCATATTCTAATAAGTATTCATTTGCATCTTTGCAACCATTAAAATCAACAAGGAAACAAACTTCAGCACCGAGTCTTCTTACGAGTTCTTGTTGCAATGCTTGCCCTGCTTCATCTGCATCTACTGCTATGATTATCTTTTCTTTATCATCAAAATAATCAATACAGCTATCTAAATAATCTAAGTTATTACTATTAAGTGTAGCGCCGTTTGGAACTGATATTGCATTTTCAATACCCGCTTCATATAATGAAAGGGCGTCCATCTCGCCTTCTACAATTACACAGTATTCATATCCTACGATACTGTTTATATTATAAAAAACCTTTTCGGCTCCCTTATATAACTTAAAATTCTTACGACCATCTCTGTACTTAACATTAATAAGTTGGTCGCCCATATAATAATTAAATTGTATGGTATTCTCGGTCTTACCGGTTTGTGGCATAAACTCAGGGCCCTCGGTTACTTTGAGAGCCCTAAGTGTCTGCTTAGAAATGCCGCGCGATTCAAACCACTTCTCTACAGCTGTGCTAACGTCGTGTATAGCATCAGGCGTTTCCGGCCTGGTATATACTTTTTCGCTAGCGCCTTTTCGCTGATAAGTATGTAGTTGAAATGAGCGATCACAATTGTGGCAAGTTCCGAGACCCCGTTCCCAATCATAAGATGCACACTTTGCTTTCTTATTTTCAGGTTTCCTATCTTCAGAGCATAAAGGACAAGTTCCCTGCGACGCCCCTACTTTTAGGTCATATTGATTAAACTGGTCAATCAAATATCCATTGATCTCCGAATTGTTTACTTGCATTTAATTTAATTTAGAATGGCAAATCTTCTTCAACAGCAGCCGGTTGAGCGGGTGCACTTGGCGCACCGTTTCTTGGCGCTGGCGCTACGTTATCACCATTAGTCCATACAACTTGTACATTACCAAGGTATACTTTCTTCTCTTCAGCCTCACGCTCTTCTTTAGATTGTGAAACAATAACAGGGCCTTGGTTTCCAAACTGATCGAGTTCATCGTTCAGTGTTATTGTAATAGGTAAATACTTACCTTTTTTACCATCGATAATTTTATCTTTTGGTATTTTAGTTAAATCAATACTTGTCTTAATTATTGAAGCCATATGTATTTAAGTTGTTAAAGGTTCGACGTAAAGCATCTAGTGATACACCGTTGTTGCGGCGTAAGTTGTCTACTGCTTTTACATGGTTTTGGTTATTATAAAAATTACTCTCACTGGTTTTAATCCCAGTTACATTGCACACTTTCATTTTTCTTCGTGCCATAATATTTGGTTTTAAAGGGTTTTATTAATAAAATAATTAGTAGGATCAAAATCCTCATTGTTGTAAAATAGATCGTATGCAGCACTTGCATCTTCTACTTTGCGTTTACCTGCTTCATAAAAATCAGGCGAACAGTCAAAGATACCAATAATATGCGAATTTTTGTCTATTGCAATGAATAAAAATTCGTAACCAAATAACTTACTATAAATGTAAGCTTGACTATCGTAGTTAAACTTGCGTGCACTTGAACGAAAACCATTTACGTTACTTGTTGTTTTCAAATCAATGATAAGCTTCTCATCGTGATTAATAATATCAGCTTTACCTTTCCACATATTATTCTCCAGCTCAATTATGCCGGGTACTTCATACTCTACATTATCACCTTGAATTAAACTCTTTGCAGTATCATTAGCTAAAAGTATTTCTCGCATCTTCTGTACATTATCAACTTCTTGTTGAAGCATACACATCTCTCCGCCAGATAACTCTTTATACTTTTTCGTGTTCCTTGTACTTGCCTCGATAATTTTGAAGCGTTCTAATTTACCCGGTTCAAGTATAGCCGTGTGAAAGTAACTACCAATAATTAAATTGGGGGATGCTTTCATTGGCTGCCCATACTGCAAAGGGTCATTCAGTAATGTTCCTATATCAGAATTGCTTAAATATTGTTTACCGAACGCACCGTAGTAATGTTCGTCATCTTTAAGCTTTTCTAAAATCTCAGGCTTGTTCATACTTTTTAAGTTCTGCTTTAGCAGCGGTGTCTACCTTATACTTTGCATTGATTGCAGTGATTGATCCGCCAGATTTAATATACTGAATTGCTTTATCAAACGCATCAGTGCCAGACTTTAATACCGGCTTTTCTTTCTTTTGGTCACGGCCATGTGTATTAGTAGCATCAGCATCCGCTGTATCATCTATTAGGAATAAATTACCTAATGCGTACTTCTTTCCATAACTTGAAGCAGAACCAAATTGCTGAGGTGTTTGCATGCCTTTTTGATTTAAGTCAACGCCCACAACTGCTATAGCGTGTATATCTTTTTCGCCATCAGATATTGTAGCTTTTGACTCAATCATAGGGGGTAACTTATCTGAATAATTTTCTACTAATTTTTCAGTTATTGTTACCGTTACGCCTAACTCCTTTAAAAAAGGTTTTGTTGCTTCAAGAATGTCTTCAGCAGATCGAAAATTGTACTTTCCGAATGAATTAAAGCGACTCTTCTTTGCTTTAAATTCTTGTTGAATTTTACTTAATTTCTCGTGAATTGTCATATATATATTATTACGTATTATACACTCTTATTAGTCCTAACTTACAGGTAATCAATTACTTGACTGCTAGGAACGTTGTCTACCAATTTATCAATTGCTTCTTTTTTTATTTGCGAAACTCGCACATAACTTGCAGCGCCGTTGATATTTAGTTTATCTGCAATATCTTTTGCGGACATTTTATCACAATCTAATCCATAACTTAATCGTATTACTTCATACTCTTTATTTGTTAAGTGTTCTTTCATTATACCTAACAGGTAAGCATTTAATAATGCAATGTTGTATGGTTCAGATTTATCTGGTATTTGGAACATTGAATTCTCGTCGTCCATATCAGGATTGTTATCTATACTTAGAAATATCTGATTGAAAAACGTTTCAACAATCATTCTGTCTTTACCAGAATTTTTCCTTATCTCATTTAATTTATGTTCTGGTATACGCATATCACCGCGATTAATATCTATTGATCTTCTCACGGCGCCACGTATACGTTTACCTAAAAACGATTTAAGCGTTAGCTCTTGGTCATCACTCTGCGAAAGTGAATCCCAGTCTATTCTATCTACAGCAGCAATCAACCCTATGCTTCCCTCTTGTATTAAATCATTAATAGTCATAACCCCCGACGCTTGCTGCGACGTAGCAAATCTTCTACTAATATTTTCTACAAGCGGTAAGAATACTATAATTAATTCATCTCTACTATAATCTTTAAAAGCTTTGTCTGGTATACGTTCTAGCACTATTTCTAGATCTTCTTTATACCGAATGTAATTA